GTAATCAATACAGCCTTTTGCAATTGTTGTTATTGCGATAAGCTGATCCTCTACTGCTTTTAGTGCATCTGGCTTTAAGAACTGGTGAATTTTTTCACCTTTCTTAGTGCGCTCTTTGATGCTCTGATAAACCTTTTTAGGTAGCACGACGCCATAAACCCATTTTTGAGTTATCAACCCAAATAATGATGGGCAACCGCCAAGAATAAATTTAATCTGACCTTTTGTATTAAATATTGTTGAACAGCGAGCCTCAAAATCTTTGTAATCAATACAGCCTTTTGCAATTGTTGTTATTGCGATAAGCTGATCCTCTACTGCTTTTAGTGCATCTGGCTTTAAGAACTGGTGAATTTTTTCACCTTTCTTAGTGCGCTCTTTGATGCTCTGATAAACCTTTTTAGGTAGCACGACGCCATAAACCCATTTTTGAGTTATCAACCCAAATAATGATGGGCAACCGCCAACATGATTATTAAATGGCAAGTTAGTCATTTTTGATAACGCTTGATAAAAAGGTTGTTGGAATCGTTTTTCCCATGTTTGCGGTTGACTATGAGTTAGTATTGCTAACACTTGTTCGTCAGTATAAGTAACAACTTGAGAACGAATAAGCTTATCAATTTGCTCATCACACCATATTTCAAAATCAACAGACAACCAACGTGCAAATCTAACCGCCAACTTAGGATGAATCCAAGTACCACCACCACGATCCTTTCTGGCTCTGCTGGTTTTTACATACGGGATTTTCTGGTATGTAGATTCTAAAGCATTGATATAATTAACTGTATCAGGCAGAATTAGCCAGTCATTTGGACGTTTACCAAATCTTGATGCCGCTTCTGTTGCGTTAATCCATCCATCATCATTGAAACCAACTTGATGACCTTTAAAATCGAATTTAATAATATTCATTATGTTCTCCATTAGAAATGAGTTTTAGTCACACAGGGAATTAGTCAAAGGAAGGCACATA